AAAGATACCCTCCAGCATGACCTTTTTCAATGCTAATAACATTGGCGTATTGATTTGCAGGATTGTCTACTAAAGACAATTCAAAGAGATCATAATCTTTAATGATCCTAATAGATTTATTAGCACCTTCATCAAAAGTATCTTCGGAATCTTTTACACTGCCACCGATTGAAAAACCTGTTAGCGTACCGTCAAGAACTTTTTCCCATGTATCCTGAGCACCCTTACTTACATATGTAGAAACAAAAACACCCTTATAAAATTTTCCAGTTTCTTGGTCATAGAATGAATCTTCTTTGAATGATACTAGTTTTCCGACAGCCTTCTTGTCATCGTGCATTTCTCTGATGTTCCCACGGAATTGCTCAAAAGCTTTTACGCTAGCTTCTGATGGAACAATGTCCCCTTGTCTATCAATGTTATCAAGAGTAGCAAATCCAGATACGATTCTTCTCTCTATATCAATTTTTGCAATAGGCATTGAAAGACGTAAACTGCTTCCTTCAGATTCCCAGTGTGCCTTAGAAATTTCCATATTGGTTCCTATTATACATCATTTTTATCAAATTGTTACTGTGTTGATCTTCCCTCACCTTGAGGGTTTCTTCCAGTAGTTGTAGCAACGCTATCTGATGCATTATTCATCCTTTCTGCATCTCTTTGTCTATTACCTGCCAAGTTTGCACGAGCATCAGTTGCTTGTCTTGGAGTCATCTCAAAGACTTCATCTCCACCTGGCCTTTGCGGTAGCCCAATCTGCTCTCTTGCTTCATTTGGAGTCATTACCTGAGTTTTAATATATCTTTCAAGCATTTGTGATTGAGCTACTTCATCTGTCAAAGTTAGTTCATTAAACTTAAGATCGATAAGGTCTGTTTTTGTCTTAACAATCTTGCTTAGCATTTTTTCAATATATCTTTGTGCTGGACGAGTTACCTGTTCCTTGAATGTTCTATCTTGAGACATTGCAGCAGCAAGACCTCCAGTATCAACTCCGCCAAGCTTTGAAAGTGGAACTTGATGAGCCATGAGAATGTCATCACGATTCTTTTGGTGATAGTCATTAAATGATGCTTCTTGAACATTTGCTTCAACAGGAATCATCTTAAAGTCAATGGCATTTCCCTGTGAGTCTGCGGGTAGTGGAACGTAAAGGGTTCTGTGGTTCTGACCCTTTAATCCAGTCTGCAGGAATCTAAACAATCTATCCTCTGACTCAGAATCAAGCCTTGCCCCCTTAACAACAACTATGTATCTTGGAACAGCTTTATTTTCAAAATAGTCAATATTGAATTGTGATGCTAACTGATCTCCCTTAAGAGATAAATAAGCAGAAAGAATATCTGGAACACCATAAAATGTGTTTAGTGGTGAGTAAGCTTTAAAGTGAATTACCTCGTTTGGACGGGGATCTTCTGTAATTGGATTAGGGTTAGTTGCTCCAAAGTTGCGGAAGTACACTATCTTTCCTGCAATAATTTGAGTAAAACCATCACGAATTCTGCGTACCCTCATTGTTGTAGCTGGAATATGTCCAAGGTATCCAATGTCTCCAGCGACTGTTCTACCAACTTCTAGGTAACCGTTTCCTGTTGACTCAAGGTCAAGAAGAACCTTCTCCATGCTTGTAGTAAAACTATCATCATCGTTTAGACTTTCAATCCACTCTATTGCCTCGCCCTTTAATCTATCTAAGCGACGACGAGCCTTTTGCATAGCAGTTTCATTTTCCATTGACTCAATTCTAAGAATAACGTCTTTTGCTACATCAAACTTATATCCAAGACCGACGGTGTTTGATACCTTTGCATCAATTGCTGCATGGTTGGCAAAGTTTGTATCATAAAAATTTGCAAGTTCGTATAGGTTATAAGGTGGTGTTATGACATCAAAAAGCCCATATCCATTTCTAAAGACTTCTCCTGGATTCATTTGCTTTGATTGAACTCCATCAACTCCAGTAGCTCTTGTTCCCGCTGCAACAGCGTATGAACCAGTGGCTCTTCCATCTCTGTCGATGGGAATATTTATAGATTTCTCTAGTTTATTATTTGTTCTGGTAGTTCTTCTTTTAAAGTTAGTATTTAAACCATCAAAATCCTTAATCTCTTCCCATGACTTACTGAATGGATCTTTAGAGATAAACTCATTTTCAACCTCAATGTCGTCAGAGTACTTTATAGCAATTCTTTGTTCTTCCATTAATCTTGTGCTCCGTATTTCTTAAGTGTTTGTTGAGCATCGTATACTGCTCCCATATCATTCAGGTTTGGAATTAATCCATTCTTCATTCTGTCTACCTGCTCTGAGTGTCCTTCATCGCTGATTCTACTTATTCCAGCGTAAAACCATGGGCTTCCATCTGGCTGTCCATAGTGGGCTGCTGCTTTTCTTAGTTCAGAAATATTTGATAAGTCATGTTTTCTTGACGGAATGTTTAAAAGATTCCCTTGACCATCATTAAAAAGGTGTCCATCTGGAAGTTTCCAGAAGTAAAGTCCCCAGTCGTACCCTTTATCTATGATTGTGGCTTTTGATTTGCCTACTTTTGGCTTTCTAGTATTACTCATGGTTGAATTATAGCAGATTATACGGGTTTAAGGATATAGGATGGTTCAAACCATACCACAGATGAGAATACACTAAATTGATCACCTTGTACTGACATGCCCGTATTATCATCAATAACGATAATATTTGTCCCCATGTAGGTTGAATAGATTTCTTTGGGGGTGGTGGAAAACTGTCGTGCCTCTTCTAAGACATAGACATCTTTGCATTTGTTTGGAATTTCAAGCACTCCATTTTCATCATACCAAGACTGCCAGTCAACTATATTACCTGGATCTGTTTCTTGATCCCCATAAAGGACGTCTTCCCAAGTTCTGGCAATCGTCACACCAAACTCATTTAACCCAGTTGACTTAAAGAAAGATATGTTGCTGTATGCACAACCAAACAGTAGACTTAGGGACCCAGAGAAATTATTCATATCTAGTGGCTCTTCGAATGAGAAAGCTATAACGTTCCACTCATACTTTTCTATGTAGGGATTTTCTACCTTTATTCCGTTTTGATAAAAAGATATCCCAGGGTATTCTTGTTTTGTATACTTGTCTCTTGCCGATATATAAAATCTTCCAAGACTCGCCACGGGAGTTACGGTAAACTCTATTTCTCCGTCTCTGTGTGTTAAATAGAATATAGTTTGAGTGGTTCCAATTTCCTGAAATATGTCGTACTTCATAAATAGCTGAAATGTTCCAAGTAGATAGTTTGCACTTTTATTTCTGTTTATTGGTATTAAAGACCCATACTCAATATCAGCATCTGTATCTAAGACCTTTATTCCAGTATTTTCCGTTAAGTATAGGTATGGAAGATTTTGTTTACTTAGCATGATTGGATTCTTTGATTTTCCACTGTAATATATTCCAGTTTTTACATATGGATAGATCGGAGTTCCTGTTTTAGTTCCAATCGCTGTAAGTGATTTTTGATTAAGAGACTTTGAGGTAATCTCCAGGTTCTTTACTTTTAGCGGATTACTTATTATGCCATCTTGTTCAATTTCAAAATGCACAACCATTGCCACGTTCTTAAAATTTATTGCTTTTGGTGGATAGATTACTGTTCCGTCTATTACCCTAAACTTTGTTTTATAAGATTTATATGGATCAATGTTGGTATTTTGGCTGTCTGCATAAACTGTATAAGAATCTGTTAAGTTTTTTGTATAAGTGAAGCTTGACAATGGCTCATCTGCTCCTTCAGCAAGAAGCTGGAAGGTAACATAAGCATCAAGGGATGATTGAGATGTATCAATTTGATATTCTGTAATAATATTTCCTGCAAGATCCGCATAGTCTGCGTATCCAGAAAGAACTGCGTTATCTAAAATACCATAATCTTTCTGAATAGGATCGTTATAGTCTTCAAAAAGCTCTTGGTATGTCCAATCTGGATTATCTACAGTTGTCTCTACAATGGTGGTTAATGATGGGTATCCAAAGTTAAACTGTAGATAGTCAAGGTCATAGGCGGTTGCTCCATCACTTGTTTCTATGTATGATGCAAAAGATGATAGAGGAAAATACTCTTCCCATTTAGACGAAACAGATATGTCAAGGAAAAATGCATTGTATCTAAAGAATGGAGACAAGGTGTATGAAGCATAGTGTCCCTCTAGTAAAGCTCCATCTGCATTATCTGCAATTCCGTTTTCTTGAAAATGTTCGGATATTGATTGATAATTTTCTTGATCAGAAAAACCTATTCTGTATATCTTACCTTCAAATGTTGAAACTCCATCCCCTCCAACAAACATCGACAGTACTTCTGGGGAACCAAAGAAGGATGCTAGTTCATAATTGAAAGACTCAGATATTGTTGGTATGTGGATGCCTACAGCAAAATGACTATTCGCCACAGTAAAACCTGTATCTGCCAATTCCTGCCCATCAAATTCATATTTTATGTCATATCCAGTTATGTTTATTTCAAATCTTTTTCCAGTTAAAGTGTTTACTATATGAAGAAGCGGCCTTGTTTCTATCACTTCGGACTCTACTTCAAAGATTCCATAAAAAGAACTTAGAGGGTTAGATAGAAAAGTTAAAGAGGTGAAGTTTAGATAGCATGGCTCTGTCCAGTTTGTTCCAGTTATTGGCACCCATTCATCACCTTCAACATTTGGCCTAAATGATATATTTTTAGCATGGTTTCCACTTGGATATAAAAGATCGTTTAGATCTTTGCAGTCTGAATACCACTCAACAACATCTCTTCCTCCCAAATATATGTCTGGCAAGGAGTAATCTGGCACAGAGATAGAATTTGTATTTGCAATTAGATTGTTATAGTATCCTGCATCCCACCTCTCCATGTCTGGATATACTTTATTTACTGTGTAATTTGCATTTGCAAAGTTTATAATTGCTTCTTCACCATCAAATGAATCATTGATTAGTTCAAGAGGGTCAGTTCCTTGTCCCCAAACAAAATGCTTTCTTGCAAGCTGAAGAGGTATTGCATAAGGAAAGATTGATAGACAATCAATTTCCATAAGATTTATATCTTCATAGCTATAAATACCTAACCATTCACTTTCAGAAAGAGAAACAGTGTCTTTATTTATTGTTACTTGGGCAACTTGCTCACCATTTATGAGCATATAAAAGCTATCTCCCTTTATATATATATGAACAAGCATTGGTCGATACCAATATGATACGTTATGAGATGAAAATTTCCCATCAACAACAAGGGTGATAAATCCTTCACTTACATAAACCCCATCATTTGTATCTATTGGTCCAAGGATTCTTCTTGATTCTTTTGTAGATGGCCTTGTTTTTATCCAAAACTCCAATGTAAAATCTTTAGATATTCCGTCTGTTGTAAAAAACTCTTTATTTGGAAAAATAAAAGATGGAGATCCATCTGATGAAGGGTATATCTTTGTAACATTTTCTGATCCAAAGATCATTGGTATTCCCTTGTTTATTGCAAGAGCTTTTCCATCTTCACAAACAAAGTAAGCATTCTGAGAAAGAATTCCGTATTGGTCTGATGGAACAACCTTGTTAGATAGTCCAGAGGATACTGGGGACACTTCTGTTCTTGCCCCCAGGCTCTTTGAGGTAAACGGTTCGGACCACTGACCAACAGTTATTCCGTTAAAGATAAAATTATAATCTCCAGGGGTTCCACCAGTATTCACCTTAGCTCTAAAAATTATGTGACAATAGTCTGAACCGAATTGTTCAATAAGAAAGGTGTCTTGGATATGAATCCATTCTCTTCTATCTGTAGTTGGTATTATTGTAAATACTTCAATCCAGGAAGATGTTGAGTCGTCATAATACTCATATCCAATCTCATATTCAGATACATAGATGGAATCTTGGTAGACGTAAGCACTTATACAAAATGTCTCAAGCTCTTCGCTACAATCACTAAAAAGAAAGGTATCTGAGCTTTTTGCTTCTATATACGTTCCGTCCGATAAAGGAACACTTCCTTCTATTCCAGCGTAGATATTGCTGTCAAATGGGGACCCAATATTTGGGAGAACGAGAGAATCGTTTGCAGTTCCATTTGTTATGGTCCATCCAACATAAGGGGAATCTGCTTCAAAGGTTCTTTGTTGATTTGTAATTAAAGAAATGTATGAAAAGTCATCGTCAATAGGCCAGATACCCACTGGATGTTCTGAATATAATTTTGCTGCGTACATGTTAGAAACGTTTGTCATTTACTCTCCTTCCTAATTATAGCAAAGCGGGGCAGCCTCAAACACTACCCCGCTCCGCAGCCAACCTATTACGCAGAAACTAGGTCTACAACATCACAAGACCCAGCAGTACAAGACAATTCTTGTGAGCCAGTTGTCGTATCTTCTAGTTCATAAAGTGGAAGGGATTGCCATGGAATATTTGTGGGCATTGACTTTACCGCTTCATTATACTCTTCTTCTGTTATTTCTTGATATGGTGCTTGTCGGTAAGAATGCTCAGATAACGGTAGGAACGAAACTCCACCAATTGAGTCAAAATTCTTAAAGACCCAAGCCCCAACATCTAGCCACTCGTCCTCTGCAACGTTAATAGTTACTGATGGATTGTGCTCTGTCCAGAATGTTCTATATGCTTTCCAAACCTCAAGGTGCTCAGTTGCTGAAAGGTCTTTTGTTACTGTAGCGTTATCTGGAGCTTTGATTGGAAAATAAAAAACTGTAGTCATATCAGGCTTCATTACGTCAGGTTCATTTGGAACACCAAAGTCCTTAAGAAATGCTGTCAATGGATCTTTGTTATCTGCACGAACAGAACGAATGTAGTACTTTGAATACCATGGATGGATGCCAGAAGACACTCCAGTTAACTGAGATACCGTTCCTGAAGGCTTTACTGTTGTAATAGCAGTAGAATGATTTATTCCCAGTTTGTCTGCTTCCTTGGCATTCTCGCTTACTGCAAGCTCTCTCATCTGAGTAAGCATTGTGTTAAGCTCTGGATGCAGTTTTCCTGTCAACTTATTACCAAAAATACCTGTTAAGGAAACCCCAAGCAATCTTTCTTCTTCTGTATTTGATTGCCATGTTTTACGAATATACTTAAAGTTACTTAGGGTTGATTGCCAAGTACCCAGAATTGTAGCCAGACGAATCTTTGTGAGTAGAGTTTCAACGGTATCCTCTGCATCAATGACTACTTCAGTTAAATTACAGAACTGATTTGCACGCAAAAGAATCTCTCCACATGGGTTTGTTCCAGCGACCTTTGAAGAGTCTCTACGATCAAACTTGTCAATATGCTTACGAACTGCATCAAGGTTATAAATACCTCTCTCACCTGACTTTGACTCATAAAGGTTTCTCCATTCACGGAGGAACTGAGCAGTATTTGGCTTTGAGTTATATACCGCTGAGTTGTTGGCAAGAGCACGCTGTCCTTCTGTTTCCCACCATTGACCACTCTTTGCTTTAGCCATCTCAAAGTCATCAAGATTAGACAGGGAAATAAGTGCTGAACGGCGAACTCCACCTACTACAACAACTTCTCCAACCTTGCACATTAGGTCGTGTGCTTCAATTGACTTTAGTCTACGACCCTTTGCAATAGAGAATGTTTCTACGGTAAACTTAAATAAATCATTAAGAGGCTCTGGCCCTGAAGCACGGCCTCCAAAAGTCTTTAGCCTTGCTCCTGATGGACGAACCTTTGACATATCCCATTCTGGAATCTGTCCTGTAACCAACAAACCAATTAGTTCTTTAAATGATTTTGCCCAGCCAAGCTTAGAATCTTCAACAACGATCGTTGTGTTTGTCTGGAACATCTCTTCTGCAATCACAGGAAGATTTTCAATATACTTCTGCTCTACAGAGAATCCTACTCCTGTTCCATTCATCAAGATGTACATGGCCTCATCAAAGGATCTAAGAGAATCTACGGCGATAAAAGAACAATTGTATGCTGCGATATGGTCTCTTTCTAAAGCTGGCCCAGCGGTCATTAAGGCACGCATAGATGGCATTACCTTGTGGTTAAGGATTGCATCTCTTACTTCTGCAAATGACTTGTCTTTTTCCTTATATCCATAATTTTTTACAAGGTGATTCTTCATGAAGTCCATGTAACGATCTACAGTTTCTACCCATGTTTCCCTCCTACCTTTTTCTTCCAGCCAACGACTGTATCTTGAAACATGAATGAAATTTCTGTAGGGATCTGAAATTGATCCATTTTCGTTAATAAACGACATATAAACACCCTTTCTAAGTTTGATTTATGAGTATTGAGTATAGCACTTTTATATCTTTCAATGCAACATCATCTGTAACATTTTTTACAAAATGTTGGTAATAAAGGATGTTTTTAAGTTTGTGATTATTCTTACATTAATTAAAAAGAAATGTTGCAACTATTGGATCTATTCCCCCTGTTTCAGATACAGGTTGCCAGGATGGAGTGGTTCCGTCTGTTGTTAGATATTCTCCAGAGTGACCACCTTGATCTGGCAATCCATCGAACAAAGATATTTCATTTTGAACAAACTCTGTTGTTGCTATCTGAGTGGTGTTTGCTCCGACTATTGCTGTTGGGGCTAACGGAGTTCCAGTAAATGCTGGAGAATCTGAAAGAGCCGTACTTCCTGTTCCTGTAGAGGTCGTTACCCCCGTACCACCATTGGCAACAGGAAGAGTTCCAGAAACATGTGTGGTTAACCCCACCTTACCCCAAGTTGGTACAACCCCCACTCCACCAGATAACAAAGTGTTTCCTGTAACTACATCAGATAGCTTTGACAGAGTGGTTGATCCAGAAGCATAAACAATATCTCCAATAGTATAAGAGGTTATTCCAGTTCCACCCTTGTTTACCGCAATTGTTGTTGCATCCCATGTTCCTGTTGCAATAGTTCCAACACTGGTTAAGCTTGAGGCAACTACAGAAGATCCTAGGGTTGTCGAAGTAAGAACTGAGACATTATTTACTTCATAGCCTTTTCCTGTTGCAACATTTACATCTCCAGAAAAATTTGATTGTCCAGAAGCATTTCCAATGTTTATTGTTGTCGCTGATCCACCAATGTTCAGAGTAGTAGCATTGGTGTTAAATAGATTTGCAGTTATTGCATCTGTTACAAGGCTTCCTCCGTCAATTGCTAGATTATTTATAAATGCTGGAGTAGTTAGAAAAGAATCAATATTATTAGCAAGAGACTCTATATCCCCCGCAACATTTACTGGATCTGTTGATAAGGGATAAGCTAAGGAATAGTTGGCTGTAGATCCGCTGGACATAGTTTAATTATAGCATTTTAAGTATCTTGTGTTTAATCTTCCTTACCCCATTTACCTAATGGGCATTCTGTAAAGCTAAGCCTTGCCTTAACCTTCATAAAACACCCACACTCTTTGCAGGTCCATGTTGCTTTAAATAGTGATGGACATTCGTTGCAAATTGCCAATCTTTCAAATGCTTTTTCTTTTTCAACAAACATTACATTCCTTCCAAATATTTGTCTAGATCTTCCTCAAAAACCGATTGATCTTCTGGGTAGCCGTTTACACCACTTGGCATGATTATATCACCATCCTTGATGGCTTCTTCAATGGCCCTTGCCATTACTGCCTCTTTATCTCCCCATTTTTCTTCTGGACAGAATGAATCTGCGCTCTTTGTTGACTCTAAAATTAACACATTGTCTACCGTGCATGTCATATTTTTTGAATCAAACAGTGGGCATGAAATACAGACAGAAACTCTTTCTTGCCTTTCTTTTCTAGAAACATAGTTTCCTGGACCACAATTATCGCTCCATGGATATTTATCTGAAAAAACTACTTCTTCCTGAACCCCATCTTTTTTACCATCAACCTGTATCTTTTCTGATATATTATCTTTGTTTACCTTTGTTGCAAAAAACACCCACCTTCCCGCAATAAGATCTTCATCTTTAATAAATATGATCATGTCTTGCTCATCCTGCATTAACTTTAGTCCAGTGCAAAAGTCGTAATCTGCTAATAAATTATTTTTATCATCAAAAACGCATAAAAAAGTTTCACTATTTTTCCACATAGTTTCTACTGTATCTTTGTATATTTCTATAATATTCACATTAACTCACCTTATACCATTCTGTTCCGCTATTTGTATATCCTGGCTGATTGACAAGAACGTCACAGTATGTGTCATAAACTGTTCGCGTATATTGAGTACAAACAACCCCATTATAGTAATTCCAACACATGTATCCTGGACATCCGCACTGACCAAATGATTGAGTTTGACCAGGAGCGCACTGACCTGGACCAGATTTACAACCACCACATCCAGCATCAAGATAGCAAGGTTGATCGTAGTAAGTTTCTGTACGAGGAACTTGTCTACAAGAATAGGTGTAAGACTTTCTTTCCATAAAATCTGGGTTTGATGCAGGAGAGTTTATTGATAACCTTGCTATCACAGAGAATCTAGCGTTTGCGCTACTCAATGTGTATCTTCCGTTAGATGCATTAAGTGTTGCTGTTCCTGATCCACCTACAAGTGCTGCCGTATACGTCAATGTAGGATCATAGTTTGATATGCTAAATACACCAGTTGAAACGTAAGCCATAATTGGGTCTGGGGTAAATTTTCCACTACCTGCGGCTGCTGCAATAGAGACTAACATTAACTTTGTACCGTGTCTCCAAAAACAAGCCAATCATTAGATCCTGTTTTTAAAATAGTAGCAAAAGAATACTGAGTCCTTGTTTTAATAAAAGATCCTAAGGTGGAGTCAGTTCCATAAACTGATGGAGGATTAACTCCAGTATCTCCCTTAATAGTAATTTGACTTACCCCAAGTTGAACAACACAAATGCTTGCTCCTATAGGAAAAAGTTCGAGACTTAAGTTGTTTGGGATTATTATTGTACCTCCGTCTGAAAAAAACAAAACCTTACTCATATCAGAGCTAAGCAAATAATACTGTCCACTAGTAAATATAGCAGACTTCGTTCCTGTTGTTATTACTGGACTGGTTAACGTCTTGTTTGTTAAAGTCTCTACTCCAGTAATTGTAGAGGTTTGTATTCCATTAGAAAATACTTTTCCGTCTTTGTCTACCCACGCCATGGCTGTTCCACCAGAGTTTTGCCATTCTTGGATATTTGCGGTCTGAGATGTTTGTGCTTTTACAACAATTCCATTATGTGCTGCGTTTCCAGTTACAACATTTAACCCTATTGTGGTTGACTGTGTTGTTGTTCCTAAAGTTAAATACCCTGCCAGGTTCATGTTTCCAGATGCTCCAACAGATCCAACGTTTACTGAAGATGAGTTTTGCCATTGCTGTAGCGGGGATGTTTGAGATGCGATAGACCTAATTGTCAGAGGTGTAGTTGTAGTAGATTGTCCAGTGATTACGTTTGGAGTTGCTGTCAATGAAACTTGTTCTACATAGGTAGTTCCTAATCCTGATACTGCTGACTGCAAAGCTGTAATAGCGGTTCCAAAAGTTCTAAAATTACCCTCAATGCTGTCATCTGGAATAGGTTCTGTTGAGTAGTCATCTACCCCATAATGATAAACCTTTAAAGCTTCAACGATTGTTGCATCGTCTGATAATGTCGGTATACGACTTTTATATTGAAATCCTACTGGTTGAGACATATAATCACCTACTAGAATTATACCACTGTGATAAGGGTAGCAATATCAATTGCCTCTGAGTCTAATGCTATCCAACTACCGCCAGAATATTTAATTCCTTCAATATTTATTAGTAGGTTTGATCCTGAAATGGTTTGAGAGTTTATTGTCAAAACAATTGGATCTGATCCTATTGGAGTTAAATTAACTACATAAGAGTATGGACCAGAAACCACTACCCCTGGGGGAACGATATCTGATGTCGGTATACTCATTGTTGCTACCCCTGCTGTAAAAATTTCTTCAACATTTCTGTTATATATTGGAGGAGATAATCTAAGTACTTGATCCCAGCTGTCTCCCGATACCTTTGGATTATAAATATAAAGCCATCCGTAGTTTGCTCCTGCGGCTGTATTTATGTACATATCCCCGTCAACAGGAACAACAGCATCTCCAAATACGTTTTCTGATACCGTAATATCATTTGGATTTCCAGAACCTGCATAAAATGTTGCTCCTCTTTGACCCTGTGGACCAAAGTCAACTCCAACATCAATTACTGATGGTGGTGCAAAAACAACTATGTCGTCAGAGTTAACGACAACATCAAAAACGTTTATTGTCATGGTGTAGTGATATCTCCTGTAACGGATATGGTACCTGTTAAAAGTGTGTACACTATATTAGCATTTTCTTTATCCTGAATAGAAACATCATAGTAATAAGTTGTTCCTGGAGTTAAAGAGTTTCCAACGTCTGGTCTTATTTCGCAGGTAACTGAGTTATCTCCAATTGCCGTGCTTCCTTCTTGAGTGCTACCAGATGCACCGTTTCTAGAAGTTGAAATTCTAAAATAAGCATCGTAAGTTATGCTATCTACTGGATAGAGATCTCCCGCAGTAGTTTTTGGACGGATTACAAATTGATAAAGGTCACCTTTGTAATATCTAATATTATAATTTCCAGGAAAACTCATATTTAAATTATACCATCACTACCATTGAACATCGTCTCCTATTGATGCAAATACGGGCTCTTCTACTCTCATGCCATTTATATTTAATGATATCTCAGAAGCCCTTGTTTCTGTGGACTTCTTCTTATTACCTTGTTGATCAAGCCAAGAAACTTCTTTAATTGTGCCTTGAACAGTAATAGGGTCTCCCTTGGAAAGATGAGCGATAGCTTTCTTGGCAAGATTATCCCATGCCACCACCGTCCAACCAGACGTATCACGATCTTCCCAATCGCCGTGGTCATTTTTACGGCGGTCTGAGGTAATAATACGAAACTTTATTTTTTGTGTTCCATCAGACATTGTTCTTGCTTCAATATCTGTACCAATTCTTCCTGATAATACAATATTTGGATTTGACATTTTTTTCCTATCTACTAAAGGGTTTATAAAATATTACACTAAAGAGCTGTCAAAGTCAAGCCATTGCTGAACAATTCTACCTTTGCTTCTATATTCAACAATATCCTGAATCTGCTCAGATGGATCAAACTCTTTATTCTTGATTATGTTGATAGCATTTCTTAGATTGTCTGCGTAGTCTTTTACTACCTCATCCATTGATTGTTTAGAAATAAAATCAACCATCATTCCATACCCGCGAGATGTTTCTGGCAATGCTCCAACATTGCTATAGACACAAAGGTTTCCAGACGCTAGTGCCTCTGCCTGAACAAGGCAACTTGTCTCTTCAAAGATTGAGGGGTAGGCATGAATCTGAGAGTCTGCAAATGCCTTCATTACTGTATTTCGTGGTGTCTTACCATAAAAAGTAATTCTTTCATCTTCTAGCAACTTCTGTAGTGCCTCATTATCTGGATGTTGTTCGGGGTAGAAGTCATTGTAAATGTCTAGTTGAAAATCTTCATCAATCTGTAGTGTTGCCTGTAGAAGAACTTCTAGACCTCGTACCGCCTGAGATGCATGAATAATTTTTACCTTATCAACATTGTCAAACTTAGACTCATTATACTCAGTGCCATAAAGTGGGTACTCAATAACATGAACCACATCTGGATCTACATTAAGTTGTAGAACAGTTTGCTTCTTATGAAATTCAGACAGTACGATAAAATGGTCAACAGTGTCAAGGAAATCCTGACGCTTCAATACATTCATACCCTTGTCATCAATCTGATCTGGCGTAAGATGAAGCCAGATAATGTTACGCTGTCCATCAAACAGTTCTTCTAGGTTCTGTGGTGCTCCTGGTACAGAGATACAACGATAGTCTGTAATATTATTTACTTGTGGTAATACATTTTTATGAAACCATTTGAGTGCTACTTCTGTACCGCCCAAATTATTGTTATCCCATGGGAATACGCTTTCCATTACACACCTTTCCAAAACTCTAGTCCTGAATATTTCTTAATTATTGATGGTGAAAATATGTCTTCTAGAACATAGTTTTCTCTTTGTATTATCTTCTTTACTTTGTGATGATCTTTTACTCCCCAATGATCTGTGTAAGTGTGGGGAGTAGAAAGATTAGACAAGTCTACTTGATAATGAGGAATTCCAAGGAAATCATATACCTTATCTACCGTTTCTTCTGTATTAGTAGTTAAGTCATCATAGTCAACAAGCATTATATTGTCTTTAAATTGTGGATGCAAAACCCTCTTCATATTCTCAATACCAATACGAATACCATTTTCATCCCCGCCCATAGTCATAAAGTAATCTGCTCTTTTATCTGCCATAGGTCTCTTTGTCTTATCGACCTTGTTGATTTCTGGATCATAGCTATTCTTTGGATCGTTTTCGCAAAGACGATTCCATGATGCTAAAATTCCCATGACATTACGAACAGGGCAAATTACCCTTAGAGGATTTTTAAGATGGTTTTCAAGAATTACATATGGATGTGCATCTAACCACGAAAAGTTCTTGTCAATAATATATGTTTCCTTATGCCCTCCATAAAAGGTAGGAATGATTATTTCCATCACACGATAGATACTGTCCCATTGATCTGAGTCCTTATTCTCTTTACTCTGATATTGGTTATAGGTAGCGCCCAAGGTGTTAGGGAGGACTGACTGTGGAGAAACATAAATATCTGGATTCTGACTAAGAATAGAAGATAACATTGTACCTCCCGAGCGTGGCAATCCTGCCATAAAATAAAACTTTTTATCCATTATTTTCCTATCTGTTTTGCCCAATAATATCATAAAGGCTAGGACAAGTCAAGCCCTAGCCAATATGATTTATATAAAAATATTACTATGCTGGTGGAAGCTCACCACTCCTTCGTGCTTCCATCTCAGCCTCCATAGCCTCAATCTCCTCTGGAGTTGGCTTTGGAGTTCTCTCCTCACCACGGCCCCCTGGAGCAAATGGAGCATCTTCAACCTCAATGGACTCAATGAACATCTCAGCCCATGCAGCAGCCTCCTCAGCAGAATCCCATGGGGTTCCATTTGGGTAGTAGGGCTGGAATAATCCAGCAACATCTGCACCATCATAATATACTCTTACTGCAAAACCCTCTTCTGGTCCTGCAACCTCGTATCTATTTGCCATACTTTTCACCTCCTATAGATGTATATTCTACCATGAAATGGGTACTTTCTTCATATGCTTAACAAGGACGGTAGGGTCAAACATAATATCTATACCCGCCTTATATGCATTAATACACCAAGAGATATCTTCTCCTAGTGAATCTTGTATTGTTGTGCCGTCCATCTTTTGCACATCTTGCAAATAATGCTTAAACCAAGGGCGTTCTAGTCTTTCAAATACTCCAGACTTCATAGCAACAAATCCAAAACCAATGCTTTGTACCTTGGTTATTTCTGACATTTGCATAATTTCATGCTTTGGTATTCCGCCTGGATTTCCCCATGCATGAACAGATGTAGTAATTCCATCAGCAAGCAAATATGCACCTGTTGTTACATCATAGTCAGAGTCATATATCTTAAAGAATTGCCAAGGCTCCCATGAAATATCAGAGTCAATCCAAAATATCTTATTGTATGTTACTTTATCTCCCATTGGACCTTTGTGGTCTGGATTTAATTCCATACCCTCGCCACCACTGCACGTTAATTCACGGGCATGATGAACAAGTGATCCATAGGCATTGATAAACTTATATGTCAAACCTCTTTTATCACATTCTGCGAGGGTATTGACAAGACTTTTTACATATTGTGCTTCCATCATAGCCCCAGGAGTTGCTATGAGAATATCATAATGTTGCATTATTTTCCTATCTGTTGTATGTATTATATAGGACAAATCTTATTACAAGGATATCAACTTTTATACAATGATCAAAGTAGTCCTGAGATTCGTGATATTTGTTCGGCAACATCTCTTTCTCTTGTCACTAATGGAGTATCGTAGGCGATGGAGATCCAGCTCTTCTGCGATAGCAGCGACCTTCCTGTCCATGTAATGCCATCGGTGGAGGAGGCGGCAGTGGATGAGTTATATGCCACAGCAACAAACGTGCCATTGCCATAGGCGACGGAGCGCCAAGAAATACCTATTGGCATTGCCGCAAGGGTCCATGTAATGCCATCGGTGGAGGAGGTGGCTGCGGTTGTGAAAGATGCCACAGCAACAAACTTGCCATTGCCATAAGTGATGGATCTCCACTGCGCATACGCTGGCAGTTCCACAGAGGTCCATGTAATGCCATTGGTGGAGGTGGCTGCGGTTGTGTTGTTATGTATCACAGCAACAAACTTGCCATTGCCATAAGCGACGGAGCGGTATCTACCAGTCAATGGCATTGTCCTTTGTGTCCATGTAATGCCATTGGTGGAGGTGGCGACTTGGATGGCGGCTGTGTTATATGCCACAGCAACAAACGTGCCATTGCCATAAGTGACGTCTTCCCAGTTAGCGTTAGCATTGGGCAAAGTACCTTGTATCCATGTAATGCCATCGGTGGAGGCGGCGGCTACTTGGGAGCTTCTTGCCACAGCAACAAACGTGCCATTGCCATGGGTGACTGCGTCCCAACCAGCAGCCACAGGAAGTGTTCTTTGTATCCATGTAATGCCATCGGTGGAGGAGGCGGCTACTTGGGCACTAGATCCAGAAAGGTAGTCTGACACGGCAACAAAGGCACCATTGCCATCATGGGTGATGTCGCGCCAGAACGCAGACACAGGCATTGTCCTAGCGGTCCAAGTAATTCCATCGGTTGAGTATGCGGCTTCTTGGGAATTAATTGCCACAGCTAAGTATGTTGCTTCATTTATTTCTATATCTGTAGTTATATTATTAGCCGATAAACTATAAAACTTGTCAAACTTTGTTCTCTCAATACCCATTAAATTTCTCCTCCAAAGGCATGGAATGTAGATGCTCCATTAGTTGATTTAATTCTAAGTGTGTTATTTTCTTCCATTGTGTACCCGCCTTTAATCGTAATTGTTTCGTTTCCAAGAATGTCGTGGGACTTGAATAAGTAGTCCTCTGATGGAATTGCTGGGGATATATCTGGATTACCTATACTGACGGTAGTCCACTTATTACTCATAGAAATTGTCCCTTGTGTCCATGTAATGGCATCGGTGGAGGAGGCGTAGTATTGGGTGTTATATCCCACAGCAACAAACATGCCATTGCCATAAGTGACGGCATTCCAACTACCACCAGGAGGAAGTGTTCTTTGTATCCACGTTACACCATCAGTGGAGGTTTGGGCTGTTGTGTAAGCGTTATATGACATGGCAACAAAGGTGCCATTGCCAAAAGTCATGCGTACCGTTCCGGCATTAACGGGATAGGTTGCCATTGTCCATGTAATGCCATCGGTGGAGGTGGCCGCTGCTTGGGAGTTTTTTGCCACAGTAACAAACGTGCCATTGCCATAGGCGACAGTCGTCCAATTCCGTGACTGTGGCGTTGAACTTCCTGTCCATGTAACACCATCAGTGGAAGATGCGACGGTGCCGTACGTCACGGACACAGCAACAAACGTGCCATTACCATAAGTGACGGCTTCCCACGGACGACTTATTGGCATTGTCCCTTGTGTCCATGTAATGCCATCGGTGGTGGTGGCGGAGTATTGGGAGTTGTATGCCGCAGAAACAAATATGCCATTGCCATGGGTGATGCTGCGCCAAATTGCACTCACTGGCATCTGCCCTTGTATCCATGTAATGCCATCGGTGGAGGTGGTGGATACTTGGGAGCCGTATGCCACAGCAACAAAGGTGTCGTTGCCATAAGTGGAGGCGTACCAATAGTTACTCAAAGGCAAGGTTTTTGTCGTCCACACTATGTTATCGGTGGAAAAAGAGTACTGTGTGCTGTTACGCGCAAGGACAACATATGTAGGAGTAGCAACAGGAACAAAAGCACTATCATTAATAGCAATATCAAATGTGTCTGCTGTTGAAGATGTGTTGGTTACATTGATTGCCCTGACTACCGTGGCAGAACCAGAGGGTACAGAATAAAGATTCTCTTCATTTCCATCATTAGCACTCTGTCCTAATATCTTATATTCTGTCATGATAGTTCAACTCCGTAGGTAGAAAATGTTATATTGCCCCCGCTATTATCCTTTGCCACAATGGAGGCAGATGCAGAAAGAACAATTCCTGGTTCAAGAATTTGTGTTTCATTTTGTGAAATTAGGGAAGATTTGTATAGGTTGTTAAGGGAAGGGGAAGAGTATGGTTGAATATCTTCTCCATAGGCAGAATCTACCCAAACCTCACTTGAAGGCATTGTTCTAGCAGTCCACGTTATACCGTCTGTTGAGGATGCTGATGTAAACGAAGTTATGGAAGAAGCAACAAAA